ATACGATTAGCACTCGTACATAGCTTCAGCCATGCGTTCGTGCCTTCCGAGATCATCCCCAAGCTCTTCGTAATATCGAGACACTTCAGAAAATCCATCGCAATCGGTGTCCCAATATCCTTGAGAATCACTTCGTCGATGATGGGCTTCCCAGTAGGTGTCAGTTCCTTCGGCTTCCAGCCATGAAATGTTTGCAGGATCCATGAAATATGGTCTCGTGAAGTAGGATTTAGTTCCTTGAGCTTTGTAAATGAGCATCCTTCGATGTATCCAGATGTTTTGTTATTTCGTTTAGGAGTGAATTCCGATCCGAAGACGTAAGGGTGCCTGTCGCGTAGTAACTGATAAGTTTCTTCAAGTTCTGTTCTGAGAGAAGATGCAAGTTTCCATGCAGCCTCTGTGTCAAAATACCATCCATGAAGTTCTTGTTGGGTGAGTATTTGTGCAACTTGGTGTTCTAGCGCGACCCACTCAGGTATGGGTGGAAGTGATCGCATAGTTTTTTAGTTACGTTAACATCTTGTATGCAATAGTCTTGCATTTCTTGTGACCATTCAGACCAATCGGCCTCTTTACCAAACTCACCTTTGTACTCAGACAATCTATGACCGTAAGCCTCAAGTGAATGACGTCCGTACAGTTGTAACGGCATGTTTTTCCACTTGTGTTTCATGTCTGTGTCACGTAGGTCCGTGTGATACAAGCGTGAGAGCAGCAAAGTGTCTACAACCAAGGCGGTTGGTGTGAACCACGGGTAAATTTTTCGGAGGCACGGTATGTCGTAACCAATAACGTTGTGACCACAAATAATTTCAGCATCTTCCAGGAACTGAACACCACGAGTGATGGGTTCCTGATTACCTTGATCGTTGTAGACATAAGTCTCGTCAGTTTCCGAGTCGTAGATGACAAGACAGTGGATACGACTAACATCATTTAGAAGTCCGTTGCTCTCCAGGTCGAATACCAGCATTTTTCCAGTGGTAAGTTTTGTCTACAAATTGTGCACGCTTTACCATCTCAGGCGTGGGAGGGTTGGGTTTAGAAATCTGTTGTTGGATCGAACTCTGCTTCTGGTTGTGATTCATTGAATTTACAGGTGGAAAGATCGTAGGTCAGTTGACAGGCGACACCAACCTCGCCTGAATATCGATTTTTAAGGACTCGCACAGTCGTAGAGCTTGATTGAGATCCACTCTGCTGATCTCGCTCAAGTGCAATGCACGCATCGCTGAGTTGAGCAATAGAAGCGGATCCTCGTAGCTGTCCAAGTGTGACGCGTGCTCCCTCTTCATGGTTGACATCTGATGTAGTTCTCCGTAGATGTGATACAAGAAACAATGTAATGCCAGTACGCTCAACTAGGGAGCGCAGCTTGGTCATGGTGGTGTCAATCATTCGGCGCTCATCCCCATCGAGTCCGCTAAGGAGGATGGAGAGGTGATCCAAGAAAACGACTCTACAGTCGAGACCTGATGCCAGGTACTCAATCCGATTATAGATAACATCAGGATCGTAGGAGCCGAAACCGTCAAACAAATACAGGTTCCAATTAGCAATCGTAGCATCGAACGCCTCGACTAGCTCAGATCGATCATGTTCTCCAAGGTGGAGGCTTCGTCCGACTGCTGCGGACATAAGTCCGAGAGCTGTACGGCGGTTAGATTCTTCAAGAGCCAGGTAGCCGACCCGTTCTCCTTTGTTAAGAAGGTTAGTTGCAAGGTCACGACAGAAGGACGATTTTCCAATGCCACTTCCTGCAGTAATCGTGACAAGCTCTCCGTACCGGATCCCGTGAAGCTTTGATTGTAGTCCTTGAAAGGGGTAGTCATGATCTGATGGTGTAGACGGCGTTGTAATTACGTCGAGCAAGTTCTTTGCTTCGACAATGCCGTCAGGTTTGTACTGAATGTGTGCGTAGTTACACACGGCTCTGATCGCCTCGCTGTCACCAGCCTGTAAAGCGTCTGAGGCGTCCTTGTAGTCCTCTAGAAAGCCGATGAACACCTTGCCAGGTGGTAACACACCGGCGGCGTCTTGCGCGGCCTTCTGGCCGGCTTCATCGTTGTCAAAGAAAAGGACGATCTTGTCGTAGTAATTGATCCATTCATAGTTATGTTGGATCGCTTTCTTTGCAGCAGGTGCTCCGTTCGGGATGGAGACCACGTCCCAGTTGGGTTGTGCTTCCCAGATGGACAATGCATCCATCTCACCCTCGCAGATTACTAGCTTCTGCTCTTTCTTCGTTGTCTTGTGTCGGAAGTTTTGCATCCCGAACAGGGTTTTTACCTCACCCTCACAACGAAACTCTTTGTCTTTGGTCTTGACCTTTGCGCCAAGTAGTGAGCCAGAGCTGTTGTAGTAATGGAAGCGTAGTTGTTCTCCGTCCTTATAGGCTTTGAACAACTCACAGGTTCGTTCTGAGATCCGTCGCTTCTGCAGCCTTCCGGCTGAGCCTTGTAGGTGGACATCTCGCATGTGATGATTGTGGAAACTTTCGGTGCCATCACCAGGGGTATGAGTGTAGCACCTGAAACAAAAAATGTGGCCGTCGTCGTACAGGCTAGCTGCATCCGACGACCCGCAGTGTGGACAGGCCATGTGCCTGACAAACTCACTGGTCATAGGAGCCAGTTCAATGGGATATTTGCAAACGAGCACCAAGGTATGCCGAGTTTATCGCAGTACTTGGCGTAAGTCGTTTTACTTTTTTTAGAGATAGTGTTGTAGGGTGCCTGAAAGACCATGCGTAGATCAAGGTCAGGATGTTGAGTCTTGACTGCTTTGATCTTACGCCGGTCTGCAGAGTCCCAGTAACCTTTGCACTCCAGGTACACACCATTCGGAAGAATAAAGTCCGGGCTGTACTTGTGTTCGATTACATAGGAGATCTTTTCGGTTTCGTATTCATACTTGACACCCAGCTCGACGAGAAGATCAGCAACCTTCTCTTCGAGTCGGGAGCGGAAAGCCATCAGAAGTCGTCTTCAGGTTCTCCTGCGTCATTGGACACGTTCGGGTCACCGACCTTGAAGCCTTCGGTCTTGCCGAACAGCTCAGCCACGTCAGCTTCGTCCATGTCACCGGTGTCAACACCAGCGGAGGATGCAAGCGAGATGACCTGTACGGCCTTGAGCTTCAAGCTGGTGCCGTAGGTGACGCCATCCTTCAGGATGTAGGGCTTCTGAAAGAAAGCCAGCTTCACCTTGGAGCCACTGTACAGCGGCGTACTTTCGTCAGTGATCAGCGTGCCTTCGGTGTCTACCACAGGCGGCTTGGTGTCGTCATTCCAGGTGAACTTGACCTGGTACTTGCCCTCAGCTACTTCCTCCCAGGGCTCAGGCTTCATGACCGAACGCTTGGGATTCTTGAGCTTGGACTCAGCCCACTTCAGGGACTCAACGCGGTCAGCTTCCAGCTGATCCACGACCTCTTGATCAACTACAGCCATGAGCTTGTAGCCGAACTTACCGGGTTGCAGTACAGCCTGATAACCTTCAAGGACAACGGGCTGTTCAGTTTTGATGATGGTGCGTGCCATTTAGCAGAAGAAATAGGTGGATTCAATAACCGATGCGGGTTCTAAGTCGTTGATCATCGGTGGGTCAGTCTCTGCACCAATTTGTTGGGCAAAGGATGTCAGATAGTCATGCTCCGCAAAGAGGTGCATGTATGTTTCACGAACAATGGCTGAAAGTACAGACATGTCAGTAGCACGACATAGAACCGAGTCGTGTATGAGGGAAATCGGAGCGTCGAAGCGTAATGCAGATAGGTGCAGGAGTGATGCATCAAGGGAGTGGATAAGATTGGGCGCTGTTGCGTTCTTGTGGTGGTTCTTATCTACCTTGTCGCTATCGCCTGTTGAGACCTTGATCTTACACCGACCGAGTAACTGAAGCTCAATAGTTTGTACTTCAGGTTTCATTAGTCGTTGTGTGACACTGAACCCAGATGGTGTGACCCATGTAAGCTCATTCAGACCACGGTCGATAGCATTACCGACCTCTGACTCAATCCAAGACATCACAGCCATAGGTCCAGGCACAATGCGATCCATTGCAGCCCGTACGGCCTTGACAGTCTCAGTTAAGTCATCTTTCTCAACTTCGACACCCTTTTCCTTCAATGCCTCACGTATGTATCCACGATTGGAGAACGGTTTAGCATTGTAAGGTACGGTCATCACTACTCTTTTGACAGTTTTTCTGTCCATATGAGGCTTGACCGTTGCTGGTACATGAGGTGTAGCCGCTTCTGCGACAACCTTGTACGCATCCTGAGGTTTATCAGAAGGCAGTACGTTAACCAGCTTAGCAGTGGATGCGTCCCTGGCAAGACCTGCCAGGATCTGAAGACCACTACATGTAGCGTCTGTAGCTACAGGCAGAGATGTGTGTTGTCTAGTACACGCTATTACACATGCATAATACTCTTCACATGCTGCCAGGAACTGCCACGGTTCATCTGCGACCTCCCACTCTGGAAGGTTGCTGATGGGATCTGTTGCGACCTTGCTGATGATTGTGACGTTTTCACGTACCCAGGTTAGTCGCTCAGACATGGGAGCCTTGTCAAGTCCATACGTTGTAGCAACTTGGAAAGCTAACCATTCCTCAGCTTCAGGTGTCATGAACGACATCTCATGAAACTTAAGGAGTGACTTACCGAAGTCTGTGTCTTGAGGTGTCAAGAACGCAGGGATAGGGTAAGCACGTCCACGATAATCAAACGACCACGGAATGTAGAACTTCTCGTATTGTTTGAATATCTTTACTGCGTTCATGGTCATACGTGTACGACATGACTTCTGAAACGCATTTGCATTGATGTTACATACCTCAGCAGCTCTGCGACGGTAGTCCTTGCGTGACTCTGCATTTTCTGCAATGTCAACAGGCTTGGGTGGGAGAGGTACTTCTACGACAGGGATGAACTTACCGACCTCAATACCACGTTCTTGAAATGTTTCTGCAACATCTACGATGAACGTGTTGAGGGTGTATCCAACCTTCTGAATCTTGTTCAGAAAGTTGATTGGTGTTTCTCCCTGTATACGGGTGGGCTCACCACGGCGTACCATGTCATGACCTCGCATGACCTCGTTAAGCAAGTAGCCACCAGGGATCTCGTTAGTCCAGTCGTTTGGCTCAATCAGCATCGGCCAAGCCAATGGGCTGAACAGCTCAGCGTTGGCTACCACCTGGTCCTTGATGTCCATGAACTCAGGAGTAGGTACGATGTAGTTGTGTGTCTTACGACCCTCACGTCTGGTTTCACGCATGAACCAGTGACTTGCCTCTACAACACAGTCAATGAGCCAGCCACCTAGTCGGACTCGGTTGGCTCTACCCCAACACTGCCAATGCGGTACATCGTATCGGTTCATCAATGTAGTGATGACCTTGACCTTTTGGTGTGTACCTATTGACTTGTGGAAGTAGTTTTCTTTGATTGTATGCAGCAAACCAGGCACGCTACGCTCATAGTAACGCATCATACACTCGTTCTCTACCCCTTGACCAACAGAATCAGCTACATTTTGCAGGATACTGCTGCCTTTCTTTGGGCTAAAGATTTTATCAAAGCATATCTTTGAGGTGATAGCTGCTGCTGTTTCAGGCTCAATGTCCTTGAGATAGTGCTGTATTTCTTTGAAGTGTGTACCACTGTGACCTTTTCTTATCCTGATGTTAGTTGCTTGAATACGTGCAACCACAAGAGGGATAAGCTGCTCAATAGAAGCCACGCCATACACACTAGCTGAGGCGTACTCTTTGCCTTCAAGGTTAGATGTGTTGTCACGTAGTTGCTTGAGTCCTTGACGTATTTGTTCACGTTCAAGATCAACTTGTTCTTTGATTTCTGCTGGTGTAGGCAATCACTCCTCGTACTTGGTGGTCAGGTCATCGATCACCTGCTCATGCAAGAGCTGGATGATCTCATCCTTGTATGGATGCATGTCGATCTCGTCAATCAAAGTGTCGAGACGAAAGTTGAAGGTGGCGTCATTCATCGTCGTCAGGTCCTACGTAGTGAAGTGCGTCGTGTGTACATACAATGAACTCATGTGTCTGTGCATCCATGAGCTTGAGTATCTTCTGTTCGGCGGCATGTTGCCGCTTGTAGATATACTCTTTGGTCTTGTAGTTCTTGAGGTTAGTGGTGCGAATGATACATGCTACATCAGCAGGTAACTCCCAGCCAGCAACCTTCCACTCCATGATCTCCTCATAGGTGTGTGGTTGGAACGCCTCATCAGGTGCGTCCTTGAACATCTTCCAGTTGTTCGGGTGGTAGGGTTTCTTACCATTCATGAGTTCTAAATACGTTGACTAGGGTAACACTGCGATCCATGGACAACTCTAAGGCATCCCATGCGGCTTCCTCAGAGTTGGCGGCGAGTATGTACATGTTCTCGCCACTAGATAGCGTCACGCAATACTCATGTAGTCTTGGGCTTAGCAGCCCGACGTCGAGCTGGTCTTGGTTTGGGCTTTGCATCAGGCTCCATGCTAATGTAAACATCTCGTGTAGCCAGTTCTTTGTAGATAGAATCCCAGCGATGGTTCTTGTCTCCGTAGTGGTGTAGCCAACAAAGAATGGCGTTCTTGATAAAGTAGTTGTCGTCTAGTGATTTACTTTTTTCCATAGTACTTAGATGTGATTCGGTTAGAGCGCTGCCAGATGATAGCAGTGCTGAACAATCCTACCATACCGATGATGGCAAAGATGATGTTTGATTCAGACCAGATCATTTGCAATAAGAAGGTTCGAGTTTACAGAGTTGTTCCATGCGTTTGTCTTGCATGTCCTTGAGGTGATCCATGGCTGTCAGGCCGATGTGTAGCCCCAGCAAAATGATGATTGTGACGAATGTAATTCTCATTCTGTGTCCTCGTCCGTGATACCATCCAGATAATCTGCGATCATATAGAATGGCATGTTGTTTTCATAACAATCAGTGAGACAATCGTACCACATGTCGATGTTATCTTCGATGATGGTTGGGTTCATGATGGGTAAACAGCAGCGTTGTTGGATACATAGGACACAGCACGCATGAACGTGTTGCCTATCTTACCTGTGATGCTTTGCATCTTTGACACGTTACCATGTGTGTCCAGCTGTACGTACTTGTCTTCGAGACATGTAGTGAGCTTGAACACAGTAGGCTGTGCGTAGTACTTGTCAGTGTGGATCATTTGATACGATTGAAACGATAGCCGTGCTCGAACGGGATGTCCGTGTGAATGTAGCCAGCGTTTATGCTGCGCTGTCTACCCTCATTGTCATCATGAATGTACCATACATACTTGTGTTGATAGATACCTTGATTGTAACCATCACACAATCCGTTGATGATAGCATTGAGGCGTGACTTGGTAGTGTTGGATTGCCAACCACCATCATACACCTCAACGTCGTCCTTGCTAATTGTAGCAATGAGATTGTTATGTAAGTACACACACGACACCTCACGTGATGGTGAGTACAACACCTCGGTGTTATCGTTGCGCCAGTCTTTGCAGTTCTTGACGGCGCTGATCATTTGTTGTTCGATCTTACGCATCAGGCAACCTCCTTGATCTGTTCGATAGTGTGAGATGGAAAGTTTTCGTGGATGTGATTGATACAATCATCCATGTCCACGCACTCTTCAACTGTTGCGAACGTAAGCTTGTTCGTCCAGTTGTCTTCAAGAATCACATTGAATGTCATTGAGTTACCTCCTTTTCTTTGTGTTGTTGTACAAGTTTGTCGCCGTATTCTTTCTGCTTATCAATCAAAGCAGAGATACGTTCAGAGCAGACATCATAATTAGCAGCAAGGTTGGCGACCTTGATACATTTCTGTATCATGAGCTTCTCCATCTCCTCACCTGCATTGTGATACGTCCAGAACCAACCCTCTCCATCGGAGCCTGTTGATTCTTCGAGCACCTTGTCAGTCTTGGCAGGTGTTGACTCGAAGTCCCAGGACTTCTGACGCACCAGGTCCAGTGCATGATTGAGTTGGCACACCTCACGCATTGCAATGCATTGCTTAGTGTTGATGCGTCGCTTCTCTTGATGTGCGTCCCTGATCTTCTGGTCGAAGGCAGTGTACTTGGGATCAGCTTGCTTAAGTTGATAAGCGTTCATGTTGTCCATGATAATACATAGCCCCGCTCAGTGCGTGGGCAATACCTGGGCAAGGGTTCGCACCTTGCCACCCGCTTGAACGGATCAGGCTACAGC